TCTGGAGCGTGCCGCTCCCGCGAAGGCCATCGAGAAGACCGAAGCCCCCGAGGTGAAGGAGCCGACTGTGGAGAAGCGTCATTTTGCGATCCCCCGTGCTACTGGCCGGCTCAAGGCGTTCGGTGGCCCGAACGCGGAGGAGCGGGCCTATCGTGCCGGCATGCACCTCAAGGGCTACGTGCTCGGTGACGAGGAAGCCCGCCGGTGGTGCCGCGATCACGGCGTTGAGTCGCGGGCTCAGGCCGGCGGCATCAACTCGCTCGGCGGCGTTCTCGTCTCGGACGAGATGAGCACCGAGATCGTGCGGCTGGTTGAGGAGTTCGGTGCGTTCCCCGCCAACGCTCGCCGGGTCGCGATGAACAGCGATTCGATGCTGTTCGCTCGTCGGACTGGTGGCCTGTCGGCTCGCCCGATTGGCGAGAACGCTGCTCCCGCGACCAGCGACGTGACGTTCGACAACGTCAACCTGATCGCGAAGATGTGGGGTATCGACAATCGCATCCCGAATTCGCTGATGGAAGACTCCGTCATTGATCTCGCTGATGCAATGGCGGTCGAGGTGGCCCAGAGCTTCGCGGAAGCCTACGACAACGCCGGCCTTATCGGGACGGGTGGCTCTGAATTTCACGGTACGGTCGGCGTGGCGACGGCGATCATCGACGGGACGCACACCGCGTCGGTTGTGAATGCTGCCACGAACAACGACGTGTTCGCGGATCTGACGCTGACCGACTACACGGCTGTCGTGGCGCGGCTCCCGCTCTACGCCCGTCGGAACGCCAAGTGGTACATCTCTCCGGCTGGCTACGGCTCCTCGATGCTGCGGCTCATGGTCGCCGCGTCGGGCAATAGCGTGGCCGATGTGGCCGGCGGGGCTGGCCTCCAGTTCCTCGGCTTCCCGGTTGTGCTCTGCCATCCGCTCGAGAGCCGGCTGTCGGGCACCGCGAACGGCGTGGCCTGCCTCTTCGGTGATCTGTCGCAGGCTGCCACCTTCGGCGAGCGGCGGGCGATCACGATCAAGACCGACACCAGCCGGTTCGTGGAGTTCGACCAGACCCTGACGTTCGCGACCAGCCGCGTGGCCATCGTGGCCCACGACCTGGGCAACAACAGCAAGGCCGGTCCCATCGTCGCCCTGCGGTTCGCCGCCTGACCCTAGCATCCCTCTAAGGAGAATCTGACCCATGCTTCATCTGGCTCGTTCCAAGACGGATGCCCTCATCGGCACTGCGGACACCGCGACCAATGCGACGGCCCAGCACACCATCGACACGCTCGGCTTTGCCTATGCGTCCATCGACGTGGTGCTCGAGCCGAACGCGGCCACGACCGACGCCATCTGCCGGGCGCTCAAGATCGAGGAGTCGGACGCTTCGGCGACCGGCTACTCTGACATCGCTGCCCTGGTGGGCGGCGGCACCGGCGGCTTCACGATCCCGACCAGCGGATCGCGGACGGCTGGCAGCAACGTCGTGCGGCTCAACGTCGATCTGCGGGGCCGCAAGCGGTACCTGCGGGTCAACGCCACGCCGACCGCTGCGAGCGTGGTTGCCAGTGTCGTGCGGCTCGGCCGCGGCGAGATCGGTGCGTCGGACGCTGCTTCGTCTGGCGTGCAGGTGGTCGTCAACTCCTGACGCTTGACAGCAAGAGCATCTTGGACGGCTGGCAGGGGATTGCCTCTGCCAGCCGTTCTTTTTTGGAGCCGCATAGATGCTTGTGCGAGTTGGCGATACCCAGGTGGACGTTCGCGTCGAGGCGATCATGTCGATGCCTCGCCTGACGTTTACGTCGAACACCTTCGGCTGGGCGCAGGCTCTCACGCCGCTCGGCATCCGGCCGACCATCGGCACCGGCTGCTTTTGGGATCAGGTGAATACCCGCTGCATGGAGCAGATGATCGACAAGGCGGAGTATCTGCTGCTCACCGACTATGACAGCTTCTACACGAAGGAAGATGTGGAGCACCTATTTGCTCTTGCTCTGACGTTTCAGTGCGATGCCCTCGCCCCGATCCAGACGAAGCGAGAGGACGGCAGGCCGATGTTGACGTTGCTCGGCACGCTCGACAATCCGCCGGAAGGCGGTGCGACCACGCTGTCGCGGGAGTGGTTCGCGGAGCCGGTGCAGCCTGTCGATACGGCTCATTTTGGCTGCACGATCATCTCAACGGCCGCCCTGAAGCGGGCGAAGAAGCCGTGGTTCTGGAGTAAGCCAGATCCGCAAGGGTCATGGAATGACGGCAGATTAGACCCTGACATTTTTTACTGGGCGAACTGGCGAGCCAGCGGCAATCGCGTGTTCGTCACGCCCCGCGTCTGCATCGGTCACGGCGAATACGTCGTGACATGGCCGGGCCGTGACTTCAGCAAACCGGTCTACCAGTACGCCACCGAGTTCACCAGTACGAACAAACGCCCGGAAACTGCATGGAGGGTACCTGAAGCATGAAAATCAAGTTGACCAAGAACTACTCGACCTATCGCGTGGGCGACGTGGTCGAGTGCGAGGACGTGACGGCGGTTCGGCTCATCAATGATGGGCTCGCCGTTCGTGAGCAGCAGCTGGATTTGATCGAGACGGCGGCGGTGGAGCCCGGCGGCGAATCAGCCGACGCGACCCCTCGACGCCGCGGCAGACCTCCCAAGGCGTGACCAATGCACTACCGCTCCCTGCGTGTCGCAACCCCGCCGCCCGTGGAGCCGGTCACGCTGGCTGAGGCGAAGGCTCACTGCCGGATCGACACGGCGGCAGACGACGCCTACGTGTCTGCCCTGATTACGGCCGCTCGCCAGTGGGTAGAAGCCTACATGGACGAGGCTCTGATCCATCAGCAGCTCGTCATGAAGATGGACGGGTTTCCGCCCGAGATCGAACTGCCGAAGCCTCCGATGGCCACGGCTGGCACGCACACGGCCACGACGATCACGTACACGCAGAACGAAAACGGCACCACCGCCACGCTCTCGACTGCTCAGTACCGAGTTGACCGTGACGCGCGGCCCGGCGTGATCCGCCATCTCTATGGCGGGGCGTGGCCTGCCTACCTCGAGGACTACAACGCCGTCACGGTGACGTGGTGGGCGGGCCGTGGGGCGAGCGGCAGCGACGTGCCGCAAGGCGTGCGGAACGCGATCCTGTGGCTTGTGGGCATGTGGTACGAACGCCGCATGGCGGCTGACGCGGCGAACCTGAGCGAGATTCCGTTCGGCGTCAAAGCCTTGCTCGATGCGGCCAAGTGGGGGAGCTACCGATGAGCCTGGAAGCGGCGCAGATTCTTGTGGATGCCTACGTGCGCGAGACGCGGGCGAACGACGTTGCGAAGGAAGTTCGCACGACTCCGTTCCGCTATTGGGTGTCGCTGACGGACGGCACGGGGGCCAGCGAGGCCCAGATCGCGTGGAGCGATTCTCGCACGCTTGCCAGCGGCTCCGAGTCGCTGACGCTGACCGGCATTTCAGACACGCGGGACGGTGCGGCAGTCACAGTCGCTTTCTCTGCGGTCAAGGCGGTTGTCGTGAAGAACACGCACCCGACGCTCTCTGTCACGTTCTCCGGTGCCTTCACAGCGTGGCCGCTCAAGCCCAATGGAATGGTGGTGATTGTCGATCCCAGTGCCGACGGTGTCACTGGCAACACGCTGACCGTATCGGGCGGCGCTGGCGTCACGTATGACATCATCGTCATCGGCGAGGGGACCGTTACGTGATCGACCCCGGCAAGCTCCGTGAGCGAGTCACGATTGAGCGGGCGACCGAAAGCCGCAACGCTCTCGGGGAGACTGTGCTGAAGTGGGAGACATTCGCGGAGCGGTGGGCCAGCGTCGATGGCGTGTCGTCGCGTGAGTTCCTGCAAGCCGGCCAGCAGCAGATCGACATGAGCCACCGCGTGCGGCTGCGGTACGTGGACGGCCTGACGCAGAACATGCGTTTCGCGTGGCGTGGCCGCAAGCTGGAGATCGTGTCGCTCCTCGAGCACGGCAACCGCAGCGAGCATGAGGCTTTGTGCCAGGAGCAAGTCTAGATGGCTGTCGCTGGCATCGGCATCTCGGTCGAGTTCACGGAACTGGAGCGAATCCGGCGTGACCTTCTCGCGCTTGGCAGGCCGCGTGCGACATCGACGCTGCTTGGCGACGCCTTGAAGAAGGCCATCGTGCCGGCGTACCTGCGGCTCCAGCAGGTGACGCCGCAGGGGCCAACAGGCAACCTCCTGCGGGCCGCCACGACGAAGATCAAGACGTATCCGAACGATGGCGGTGCGGTGGCCCTCGTTGGGTACGAGCGGTCAGGCGTGGGTGGTTCCCAGAGCGCCCAAGGCGGCACGGTGCGTGCCGGAAAAGACCGGGCGTTCCATCAATGGTGGTTAGAGTTTGGAACGAAGCCGCGCCAGATCAACCGCAAGAGCACGACGCCATACGGCAGGCGTGGGCACACTCGGCGGCTGCCAGGACGCCCGGCGGTTGAGGTTCGCCCGCACGTCGTTAAGGCCGGGCAGAATCAGTACATCGCTTCGTCGTTCAATCGGCTTGGTCCGTTTCGGACGTTAGAAACGCCACGCGATGACGAAAACCGCCGCGTGGAGACCGAGCCTGGCTATCCGCGGGCCTTCTTCAAGGCGTCCAGCGTGCCGTTTCAGATTCCGCCGACGCCGCCCGGTGGCGTCGCTGGTCGGCCGCCTGTGCAGACTGCGTTCGAGGACGCCTCGGGCCAGATGGCTGCGATCCTTCAGCAAGAGCTTGCCATCTCGCTGTCGCGCGCGTGGAACGCACTCATCCTCCGCGACAGCGGCTCAATCACCGGAGCGTAGCCGATGCCGTTCAAAAGCCCAGAAATCGCCATTCGCCAGCAACTCGTCTCCGATTCGGGCGTGGCCGCGATCCTCGGAAATAAGGTTTTCCCTGTGCTCGCGCCGGCGTCTGCGGATCTGCCGTTTGCCACGTGGCGGCGAATCAGCGTTCAGCGGCAGCAGGGGCTCTCCGGCCCCATTGGGATGCCGACCGTTCTGCTCTCGCTCGATGTATTTGCCGAGACATACGAGGCAGTAAGGGAGCTTTCCGACGCTTGTCGGAAGGCTCTGGATGGGTGGGGCGGCACAACGAATGATGTAAGAGTGGCGAACGTCAGCCTGACCAACGAGGCAGACGGGTTCGTGACGCTGGCCGGCGGCGACCTCCCGCCGGTCTACACCGTGCAACTCACGTTTTCGATCCTCTGGCAGGAGATTTGACGCATGCCTTTCGAGACTCCGCATGATGGCGCTGGTGTTACGCTGCTCTGGAATCCGACTACGGGTTCGACCTCAGCAAGCCACGTCTACACGGTGACGAACGTCGTCATTTCGTACGCCGACCCGACGGCTGAGGATGAGAAGATCAATGTGGCTCACTTGGGCCAGACGACCGGCGAGCTTGCCAAGACGCTCGATCTGCCGCTTGCCGGCGCGACCTCTGGCGACACCGGCCGTACGGTCCAGTTTGACTATGTCGGCATGCAACTGATCGAGGACAAGCAGACCGGAACGATCACGATCAGTTACGGCCCGTCAGGGTCGCGGTCGAATCTGGTTGCGAAGGGCGGTACGGTTCAGTCTTCGACGCTGACGCTTGCCACGCAGGATGCCGTTCGCGGTCAGGCGACGATCCGTATTGTCCGCTAGTCCGTGACGGAGGCCCGTCATGGCGAATTACGCAGCGGGCGTGACGGCATCGTGGCGCGGGTCTTCAATCGGTGAAGTCACCGAACTGAAGCTTGTGCATGGTGGCAGTCTTCCTATTTCGCGTTCCTCCACGTTTGCAGTTGACGCAGGGACTATAGAAGTCCTGAGCCTGCACACCGCAAACATCTCGTTTGCGGAATACGGCCTGAAGGGGCTTTTGGCATTTGGTGGCGGTGGCGTCAACGTGACGACCAAAGCCATCTGCCAGACGCTCGAGCTGGGCGGCAAGGTGCAGGACGTGTGGCGTTACAAAGCTGTCTACAAAATCGTGAAGGAGTAAGCATGGCCGACCTGACCGCAGCCGACATTCTCGCAGCTGATGACCTCTCGCTCGTTCCCGTCGAGGTGAAGGAGTGGGGTGGCGGCACCGTCTACGTCCGCGTGATGAGCGTGGGCGAGATGGAACGCTACCAGCGGGAGTTTGCCGATAAGCGAGAAAAGATGGAGGACTGGCGGGCCAAGCTCCTGCAAAAGTGCCTCTGCGACAAGAACGGCAAGCAGCTGTTCACGTCGGAGCAGATCGACCAGTTGAGCAGCAAGAGCGTCAAGGCGATGGCGAAGCTGTTCGACCTGGCCATGAAGCACAACGCTGTGACCGAGAAGGATGTGGAGGACTTGGCAAAAAACTGAACCTCCGCCCGACGAGACAATTCCTGTTTCGTTTGGCGGGCCATCTCAAGATGACGGTCGGCGAGCTTGAGCGTCGCATGTCGATGCGAGAGCTTGCCGAATGGATGGCGTTTACGAGGTACTACGAGGCGATACCGAATCACTGGCAACAGACTGGGCTGATCGCATCCGCGATCCTCGCCCCTTACTCACCAAAAGGAAAGGCACCGAAGGCTTCTGATTTCGTTCCTGTCGAAAAGCCGCCGCAGCATCGGCAGCAGATGATCGACGTGATCGAGCAGCTATCGCGTGAACTGGGTGGGTAATGGCAAACGCCAAGGTCTTGTCGCTGGCGATGAAGGTGACTGCTGACGGCAGCAGTGTGCCGAAGCAGTTGACGCCCGTAGAGCGTGCCCTGGCCAATCTCGGCAAGGAAGCCGACAAGGCAACCAGCGTTCTCGACAAGCTGGCGAGAGGATCTGCGGCGGCTGCTGCGCCGCAGGCCAAGGCGGCCGCTGATTTCGACAAGCTCGCGCAGGCTCTTGCTAATGGGCTGAACGCTGAGGACTACGCTCGCCAGTTCGCCGCTCTCGAGCAGGGCGTGCGCGAGACGGCGGTGGCGCTTGAAGAAGGATTGCGTGTCACAGAACAGAACCGCACGGCAGAGGAGCGGCGGGCTGCTGAGTTGGCTCGGCTCGCTCAGTTGCTCGAGCTTGGTGCGATTGAGCAGGAGACGTTCAACCGTGCGACGGCTCAGGCGAGCGGTGCGAACGACGAGGCGGCTCGTGCTGAGCGTCAGCGGGCTGACGATGCTCAGCGTGCCGCCAGAATCATCGAACAAGGCCTGACGGCTCAGGAGCGTGCCCAGCGTGCCTACGCGCAGAGCCTGGCTGAACTAGACCGGCTTCGGTCGGCTGGCCTGCTCAACTCAGCACAGTACGCCGATGCGATCCGCAGGACGAATCAGGAGTTCGTCGCCGCCACGGCATCGGCTCGCCAGTACGGGCAGGCGTCTCAACAGGCTGGTCGTGCCGGCACGCTTGCGTTCAACGAACTTGCTGGTATCGCAGCCGTGCTCCCCGGCAGCCTTGGGAACATCGCTGGCCGGATGAGCGGCATTGCCAGTGCGGCGACCGGGCTTTCGCGCGTGTTCGGCAGTGGGCTATCTCAGGGCTTCGCCAACATTGGCTCATCGCTGGCGTCGTTTGCGAACCCGCTTACTATCGCCACGGCCGGCATCGCTGGATTCGGCGCCGCTGCCGCTGGCATCGTGTCTGGGCTTGGCTCGCTGGAAGGTCGGCTGGAAGGGCTTGGCAACGCCGCACTGCGGCTTGGCACGGACTTTGAGACGATTCAAGTTTTGGAAGAAGCCGCCCGCCGCAGCGGCCAGTCTCTTGATGCGGCTGCGTCTGCCATTCAAAAGTTCAGCGTCAACATCGACAAAGCCCGCAGCGGCACTGGGGATGCCGCAAAGGCTTTTGAGCAGCTAGGCATCTCTCAGCAGGAACTCAGAGATAGCGACCCGACAACGCTTGCGACGCAGACGGCTCAGGCGTTGCAGCGAATCGAAGATCCTGCCAGGCGGGCAGCACTGGCGGTGGATACGCTCGGCAAGAACGGGTTGTCGCTCCTACCGCTGTTCAACGCTGTCGGAGAAGGGCAGCAGGCTCTCGCCAAGTTTGGCGCGACAATCAGCGAAATCGACGGCCAACGCGTTGCAGGGCTGGGCTCGGCGTTTGACGACGTAAAGACGGCAATTGCGGCGCTCGGCACAAACGCTCTGCTGCCATTTGCCGGGCTTGTCGAGGGGGCGTCGAAACTGCTTGCTTCGCTACTTGGCGTCGTGTCTCGCGTGGCCGATGCTATTGGTAACGTGCTTGGCCCGGCGCTGGATGCGGTCGGCGGATTCCTCGGCCTGTTTGGCGATGGCGTCAACGAAGTAGTCAAGTATTTCGCCGGCGTCGATGCCGGTGCAAAAGCGACGACGAAGCAACTGGCCAGCCTGAAGGTCGAGGCAGAGAAGCCGCTGGCTGCGGTCAACAAACAGGCACAGCAACTTCAGCGTACGTTTGCCGACGCGCAGCGTCAGATCGGCGATGCGTCTCGTGAGGCGTCGAAGTTCGGCAACGCAGGCGCGAAGGCGTTCAACAGCTACGCGACAGCGATTGAGTATTTCAAGAGCCGTCTTGCGGCCCGCAACATTGACGAAGAGGCGTACAAGCGGCTCGTCGGGCAGGTGACGGAGGAGTACCGCCGGCAGATCGACACGCTGAAGCAGGCCCGCGAAGAGGTGCAGCGCAAGGCGGAAGCCGACCGGCAGCTTATCGCAACGCTTCGGCAGCAGCAGCAAGTGGAGGCCAACTTCGGCGGCGATCAGCAGCGGGTGCGTGCTGCTGAGAATCGGGCCGCGATTGAACGCGAGATCGTGCGGCTCGTCGGTGAAGCCGGCCGCGCACGCGACGGTGGGCGGCGAGAGGAAGAGGCTGCGATCTTCCGTCAGGTTTCCGGCCTGCGTGAGTTGTCGCTTGAACAACTCAAGGTCATCGATGGATCAAAGCAAGCCGCCGACGCAGCCAATGCTGCCAATGATGCTGCATTTGCCCGCGTGCAGGAATTGCTCGGCAAGACGCAGGAGCGGTCGCAGCTCGAGAAGGATCTGCTGGTCGTTCAGCAGCAGCAGGAAGAAGCGATTCGTGCACAGTATGCCGCGTGGGAAGACGGCAACAGGGCTGCTGCAAACGCTGCGGCGGCTCGCGTTGCGGAACTCGACCAGTTGCAGGCCAAGCTCGAGGAGCAGCAGCAGGCCATCGACCAGGGCTTTGGCCAAGGCTTCGGCCCGGCATTTGAGGCGATCAATGCTGGCCTAAATGACTCTGCGAACAAGGCGCAAGAGTTCGGCAACGCTGGCGCTCAGGCTTTTGAGCGGCTCAAAGCCGGAGTCGAGGCTGCCCAGCAGCAAGCCCGCGACGGCATCCTCAACAAGGAAGCCCTGGACCAGCAGGTCGCTCAGCAGCAGAAAGCGTTCGACAACGAACTGAAGAACATTGATGCGGCCAAGAAGGCACGCGACCAAGCCCTTGCCGACAACCAGCGGCAGCAGCAGGAAGCCGGGCGTGCGTTGGTCGAGGCCCAGAAGGCTCAGGCTGACGCCCAGCGTCAGCAGCAAGAAGCAATTCTCGAGCAGCAAAAGAAAGCCTACGAAGAGCAGCGTAAGGCGGAGGAGGCCGAATACAACCGCCAAGTGGAGCGGGTCACGGCCTTGAACACGCTCGGCTCTCGCACGGTGCAGACCGCCGACGTTCGCACGCAGGAGGGTGCAGCCATCGTGCTTGGCCTGGCGGCTGATGCTCAAGATCCGCAACTGATTCAGGCCCGGCTTGCCAACAAGCTGCTTCAGCGCATCGCCGCCGGCATCGACCGCGACCTCACGCGGCTGGGCCAGCCGGCAATCATTGTTCCCTAGGTGTAACGATGTCGGTTGTCTCGTACAAAGAACTGTTCCGTAAGAACGAATACGAAATCGGCAAGCCGCGTAAGCTTCAGCGCGAGTGGGTCTGCGTCTTGTCTGACGACACGCTGACGACGCCGACTGCCGAGACTGAGATATTCGCGGCCATCGGCGTTGACCTTGGCTCGCTTCACCCAACGTACACCGGCTATCGGCTGCGGAAGATGAATTTAACGGAGGGCTTTGAAGGCTCTCCGTATCACGTCCATTTGTTGGGCGAGTACGGCGTCATTCAGGCGAGCGAGCTAGTCCACCCGACTAGCCGTTCAGCGCTGTGGGATTTTGAGTCAGCTCCAGGCGAAGTTCCTGCATTGTTCTACTACGACGGCACGACGCTGCGACCGTTGACGAACTCGGCGTACGATTATTTTCCCGGCCTCACAACGCAGGAATCTACGGTCGTGGCAAGGGTGACGCAGAACTTTGCCAACTTCCCGAGCAGTTGGTATGCGGCTCAGAATTCCGTGAATAACGCCACGTATCTTGGCTGCCCGGCACACAGCGTGAAGGTGCAAAAGCTTACGGTCGGCGCGACCTACGAAGATTTCGGCGGAAGCATCGTCGGCTATTGGAAGGCGACGGCGGAACTGCACTATCGGCAGAGCGGCCACAATCTTCAGCTGCCCGACATCGGGTTTAATTTCATCGGCGGCGGGCAGAAAAGAAGAGCGATGGTGTTCGATTTTGAAAACAGCGAGTGGATCGCATCGCCGAACCCTGTCGGCCTCGACGGCTCTGGCGGACTCACGCTCGGAGTGCCGGCCGTTCTCAATCGTCGCGTTAGCCCAGAGGCTAACTTTGCATCGACCTTTGGCACGCCCCCCACGACGGTCCCAGCGGTCTAGTCATCATGGCCGACCTCACACAGTTCGACATTCGCAGCGCGCGGCGGATTGCCCGCGTGGTGCAGGCGGTCGAGCAAGAGCCCAGGCGGGCGAGTCCGCTGACGTTTGGGGCGGTGACTGAGCAGCGACGGCAGAAGATCGTGTTCAAGATGTGCACCTTCACCGGGGCGTGGTCAAAGAACACTGCGAAGACGGTGACGTTTCGCGGCGTGACTACTACGCCAAACACGGTGTCGGCCACGAACCTCTTCGCCGCCATCGGCACCGCCGCGTCGTCTCGCAACTGCGCCATCGCGAAGGACGGCACAGCGTGGTATCTGATCGCTGCGGAGTGCTGAGATGTTTCTTCCCGGCACGCCATGCGGATGCTGCGGCGGCGAGCCGCCATGCCAGCCCTGCCCCCGCTGCGCCCCGCTCTGCCTCACGGCGACATTCTCGGGCTTCGCCCACGGCACTGAGAACTGCAACGAGTGCTCGTTTCTTGATGACGTGACGTTTGAGTTGAAGCGACCTCCTGACCCGACGCTGTCGGTCACGGCCTCGGTGCCATCAGCGACCGGATCGGGAGCGACGTTCTCGGTCACTACGGCCCGTAGCGCGACGGACGGCAGCTACTCCGTGACAGGCATCAAGCTCACCAACGGCGGGGCGAACTACTCCCTCGGCGACAAGGTCGCGTTTTCGTCGAATGGCTGCATCACAGAACAGCCAGAGGCGACGATCACGATTGCGACGACGAAGCCGCAGTCCAAAATGAATCTGCCTGGAGTAGGGAGTACAGACTTTTTATCGCTGGTGACTGGAGGCGCTGTAGTTCCAGGCGTTGGCGGTGCTGTTGTCCCGGTGACGTACCAGCAGCAGAACGCCGAAGACGGCAGCCCTTACTGGATCGTCGCCAGCATGGGGCAGCCATTTGCCGGGGCCGGATACTCGGCGATGCAAGTCGTGAATTTGTCACCGGAGGCTGGCGTGGTTGTGGTCGAGCCGGCTACGGCGAGAATCACTCAGGTTGGCGGATTTGGTCAGCCGCTCGCCGCCGAACTACTTGCACCCGGTCGCTACTACAAGCCCGGCGTCATCACGGCGGTGACGCTTGTGGGTGGCGGTCAGGTATTCGGGCCGAATGCCTGCGAGTATGTCAGCGATCGCGTGTGTTCAGTCTGCCCAGACAACTACGGCGGCACGCTTCAGATGTCGTTGAGCCTTGGTGCGACGAATCACACGATGACAGTCGTGCGGAGGGCGGCGAACAATGCGGCAACAACCTTGCTGTCGGGATCGCGGCCGTCGCTTGACGGTGAAGGCAACCTAATCCCTTGCACCGACCTGACGTTCGACGCCGAACACTTCTCGGGCCAATACTCGTGCATGACCAACGGCACGGTGACGATTGCCGAGGGGGAGTGCGGAGAGTCGTCGCAGGGCGGATGCCCCGTGCCGGACCAAGTTTCGATTTCGGCGTCTGGCATACCGCTGATTTTTGGGCATTCAGGTGCGTATGGCGGCGGCACTTCTGGCGCTTATGTACCTGGGCTTGCCGACCACTGCGGCATTACTGGCTACTGCACCATCAGCCAATCAACTGGCGGCGGGATTGGCGCTGCTGCCAACATCAGCCTAGTGGCTCGCGACGAGTCGGGCGTGATTGCAGAGGGAGGCAGGAACGAGGCTTGCATTATCGGGTATTCCGGCATCATGCCAGACCTGCCGTGGGGATTCGTCAACAACACTTTCAACTGGGGGACAAAAGACTGCGGCGGCTCTCTGTCTGGTGTCCGTAACGCAGTAATGTCTATTGGAGCAACCACTGCATTCACAAACGTGACGATCTCGCCGCCATCGTGGGGTTCTTATGGCGCAACCGCCGAAGCCAGCGTCGGCGGCGGGCAGGTGACTGGCGTCACGATTACGAACCCAGGCGAAGGATACGCACGCGAAATCTTCACGCGGACAGAGCCAGACATGACCGTCACGCTGTCAGGCGGCACTGGCAGCGGGGCCACGCTCACGGCCACGCTGACGCAGAGCGGCACCGGTGAGTCGGCGACGTGGGGCGTTTCGTCTGTCTCCGTTACAGGAGGCGGCACCGGCTACGCCGGAAACGTGTCTGTCGTGTTCACGCCGGAAGAAGGTGCGACAACGGACTATCCGGCGTCGGCCTATATCGTGACCGGGCGAGTCGAGCCAACGGTAACGGCGTCTGTTTCTGGCGGCTCAGGGGCCAGCCTGTCCGTCACGCTTTGGCAATCAACGGATTGGAACGGCCTCGATATTTGGAGCGTGTCGTCGGTCACTGTGAACAACGGCGGCACTGGCTACACAGACGGCACTGGCGTCACGTTCACGGTGACGGACGGCACCCAGGTCTACGGCGCTTCGGCCACGATCAGCACTGTGCGAAGCCAGCCGGACGTGACCGCAAGCCTGCCGTACAGCGGCGGGAGTGGTGCGGTGCTGACCCCGTCGCTGTCGGCGTCCGGCGACTCATGGACCGTGTCGTCGGTCGCCATCACGAACGGCGGCAGCGGATACAGCCAGTGGGATCAAGTGCTCATCTCAACTGGCGACATCGAGGCGTCTGGCTCATACCTCTACGTCTCGTCGGTCGATGGCACCGGGGCCATCACTGGAATTGGCATTTCGCAGGGCGGTTCTTATTACCGAGATACGGGTGTGATTTCCTCGGTGAATTTACCGTTGTACAGCGGCGGCGAATACTACAAATCGACAGGCATCATTGAGTCGGTGGTCGTCTGGGAGCCTGGGGCTTACTACCTATCCGAATCGACAGGCACCTCGCAGGTAGATACGCCGACCGTGACGATTAGCAGCAACGCTGGCGAGGGAGCGACGGCCACCGCTACCGTTGACGGCACGGTCGGCTCGGAGACGTTCGGGCAAATCACTGGCATTTCCGTGACGAGTGGCGGCTCGGGCTATTTGGCTGCGGTGCCGATGTGGCAAGCCACATTGAACTATGACGGCCTCGCCCATGCGTCGGTGTCTGATCGTGTGACTACTGACGATTGTCCAACTGCACTGCTCAACCGCTCGTATGCAATGTCGCTCAGTGTCATCAGCATACCGGGGCTTTTTGGGAACGGGTGCGGCAACGCGGACGCCGTGACCAGCAACGGCAACGGCACGAACACCTACCGGTTCGACGGCATCACGATCTCGGTGTCGGCCGCATGAACACGCCGTGCCAATTCGTGCGCGATGGAGAAGGCTGGCGGTGCGGAGTCTGCGGCCGGATTGTGCGGCTCAATCTTCCGTCGCCGCCGATTGCCGTTTGCCGGCCATCAGCCGAAACCACGCCGCCGCGACCTAAAGCCCGGCCGCGCCCCGGCGACGAACTCGCCGCCATCCTCCGCGATTGGCTCGGGATTGAGGCCGAAGAGGGCTGTGGGTGCAAGTCGATGCAGGCCCGCATGAACGCCTTGGGGCCAGACTGGTGCGAGTCCGAAGCGGGCCTTGCGGAGATTCTCGCCACGATGCGTGACGAGCACGCGAAACGGTGGGCCGACGGCAGGACGCGGCTGCCGTGGACCGACTTGGGGGCAACGCAGCTAGTACGGCTCGCCTGCCGCAGGGCCAGGGCGAAGGCTGCGAGTTGACACCCAGCGTACGGTGACGGGCGAAAGGGCAAGCCCGTGCCGGAAGACCACCACGTCACCATCGACGGCAAACGCTGGCTGCTGCGATTCACCAAGCTCAAGGGTGACGCGGCGGGCTGGACGTTCTTCGACG